GCGCCTGTCCTATGTAGATACCCATGTGCACTACGAAGGGGTCATTAACTGGATGAGAAGATTAAAGGTTTGCTAAAAGCCTAACTTCTTATCGCGGTTACCCGCTATCTCATCCGGGACTATCCCAGAGATTTGTTAGATCCTAGTGCAGATGGTTGTCTGATTGAATATTAGGCCTTCCCAACAGCAATTCGATTTAGATTTCGTCCTACCAGACGCTCCCATAAAGGAGTTTTGGTAGCGGGGTCATCTAACCAATCCCAGACAGGGTCTGGTTTCGGTACGATAACCTCCGTAGACAAGTCCAAACAAGGATTCGCTTGCAGGTCGGCACTAATCAATTTCTCGACCTCCTTCATAAGGTCGACAGACAGCCCTAACTGTGCTTTAATCACCTTTCTATTACTCCATTCGATGGAGGCTAGATCGGCGAGATCAAGCAGGTCAAATGCGATAGCACCAGGTAACTCAGCATCCGCGGGATTAAGAATCCCGTGGAGGTTGAGAGAAAATGAGAAGTCGGGGTTCCGACCTTTCCATAGTCGCACCAGGTAAATCCAAAATCCAGGCGATACCAGTAACAGGGGAATAGAGAATACCCCAGTAACCCAGTCTCCCTTGAGAATAGGTCTCTTTGCCCAATTATGGGTAAAGTAGGATAAATTCTCCTTGGCAGTGCTGATCTTGTTGGCCATATCAACCTCAACCATGTTCTTGAAGGCATGGATGATGTATGAAATGGCAGAACTCATCGGGAGTTTGGTCACGGATTCGAACCAACTATCAGCAAAAGCTGTGAGTTGGCGTCCCTGACGCATTAACCCTGATGGGCCAACAATGGTTACATACAATAGCGTCATAAAAGTCGGTGTGACGTTACGTCGCACTCGCTTTAATGATGCGATTGCATTCTCAACTTGCTTCGGGAAAGCGATCCATTGTCGCTCGAAGAGGTGCAAGACTAGAGTTGGATAGAGGTAAAGATTCCGTAGTACGGACAGGAGTAATCCTGGCCCTACTGCAGAAAGTTCGCCTCGAGTTCCACTTACCCAGCGCTTAGCGAATTCGATGAACCCAACTTCTGAGATAATTGATTTACTCAGATTGATGGGAACACCTAAATGTTGCATAATAGCTTGATAGTGTTCCGCTACCGCCCGGTCGGCGATGACTAAGTCATCACCTAACAAGGCGTAGTAGGGGAACCAAGTAGTCCAACCGGCACGCATAGCAGCTAACTGAACAATCACATGGTGACTGACAGCCAGTATTGCCCAGGAGCTTAAAGCTCCCATCGGTTGACCGACGGCGTAACGGACAGGATTACCCTGGAACCACCAATCACGATCTAGAACACCTTTCCAAAACACAGCTAAAAACTTTCCGTAAAGGATTGTTAGAATCTGTGTCTGGAGAGCGATCGGAAGGCGATCCGTAGCGGCTGAGAGATCAAAGCTAAAGGCGGGAACACCTAGCCGAATACGGGGTAGAACCCAGTCTTCGACAGGTTTAAACTGATCGAACGTTCCGTCCTGCTTAATAGTTTTAAGCATGGCGAATAACGCGTCATGGAGAGGTCTGAACGCAAGTTGCGTCCAGAAATCTGTAATGGCGACGATCCGTCTTTTCCCTGCTCCATCCTTGTTCAAGGCGGATAACCGCCCGATCTTGGAAGGAACAACCTTTAGACCTTTAATCATAACCAGCACTACCATCCCTGGAACCGATAGGATCTGAATGGTGAATAACCAGATGAGAGCTAGGAACTGGCGGTTGATAACCATAAACCCAATTAAAGATCCGAATTGTTTCGGATTCCCTAATAAGGCAATGGCATCAGCCCCGGCAAACCAAGTAGAGCGCGGTCCGTTAGGACCCGCACTCTCACTGATGACCCAGGATAACCCTTTAATGGCTTTCCGTGGAAAGAGAGATAAAACTTTCACCAGCTCATTTATATCGAGCAATGGTGAAACCCCTTGAAAAGGGTCCGTGATCGTAGCCAGGTTTGGCTTCGCCACAAAGTTTAAAACTCGATACATAGAAAGAACCGTTAAAACAGTTCGAACGACCAGTCGGTCCCGTAGACCCCCCTCCATGCGAAACCGCATGATGTGGAGTCGAAGGAAACCGGGAATGATCAGTGGCAAGCCTGCGCGACTTAAACGCACAGAGATCGCCCCTTTGATAAAGGGTCGCGACTTATGGTTTAAGAAGGCGATTACGTGAGCGAGGCACTCCTTCATGTAAAGGATCAGGAATTTCTTCCCAGAACCTTTCCACAAAGTGAGCAATCGATCCGTAAACTGCTTGAAGACATCTAGATATTCAGTCAAACCTACGGACAGGATCAGAAGATGAGTTATTCCCCAAATTTCTTTAGGGGTAGCCCATTTCCGATTTAC